TCCACCAGTAGACTGGGTTCTTGTATCGTTATCGGCGAATGCTCCGGAATCGCCAGAGCCGGTTAGAGATTCACTTCCTCCAGAAGTATTGTCCATATTATTAAGGTGGTGGTGACTGGCTAGTTCCTCAGTCTGTAGGGTATGACTTTCCTCACCACCATCAGTTCCTATTACTCGATTAGTAAGGGTAAGTGTCAGTGTGTGCGTACCACCTCCTGCTGCGGCTGTAATGTTTACCGCCACATCATCATCTGCATTTGCCCTTGATGTCGCTAGTTTGATTGTGGTCGCCGTCACTCTAATAATAAAGTAGTTCGTAGCCGACAGACCTGCTGGGAGTACACCAGAGGTGGTGAGTGCTACTTGTTGTCCTGTGTATAGATATTCATTGGTCGGTACGGTAATAACTTCTGTTGCAACGTTTACGTTAGCATCTAAGAAAGTAAAGGCTTTAGTCTTTTGTCCCTGTCCGACTGGGAATGATGAACGTAAGTCTGGTACGTTAAAAGTAGTTGAGCCGTCACCTACTCCGTAAGTGGTACTAGCTATTGCAAACAAGGCAGCAAAGGTTGTTCGTGATACGGCTGCACCGTCACAGAATAGGAAGCCTGTTGGGGCTGCAGCACCAGCGTACATAGAAATCATACCTGTAGTTGCAGAGATGAATTGAGTTTGGGTTGCCGTTGGCACTCTTGGGTCATTATCTCCCACTGCAGTCGGTACCGCTGGGTCTACTGGTGCTACTGACATCCGGTTCAAACCTATAACCGAAGTTGAGGCTGGCACTCCTCCTGCTACGATAGCATTATCAAAAGCTGTTTGAAGAGTTTGGAGCATTTGTGGTGTATCTACACCTAGGTCTACTTGGGTGTCACCTTTGGTCCAAGCGTACTTATTTGCTTCTACTTCTGTTGTTAAGTCTCCATTAAACTTGAGTCCACGTCGAGTTATTGTAATATTTGCATCTGCAATCGTAGCTGGGTCATACTCAAAAATTTCTAACAAAGTGTTGTTAGGGTTACGTAGAACTCCGTAAACAGTTGAGCCAAAATCAGCAGCAGTTAAATCTACACCATCCCAACCTTTAATGTTGTTTATCCTAAGCGAAGTCGAAGCAGCGGTGATTGAGGCCGCTAGTGTTTTTGAAGGTATGCTTGTGTATTTGAGTGACATATTCTAAGTATTATACATTAATTAAATGGTTTTTATTTTGTTCATGTTGACAGACGGTGTTTCAGTCATCATCAGGCCAAACCTCGTTGTTTCGTGATCTTGGTTAATTCCTGAAGAAGAAACTCCTACAGAGAAGTAATTGCCATAAACAAAAGGGAAATAAACTCTGGCTGAGAAATGTCGTCTGCCGTCTGCGTCTAAATCAGAGAAGTTTGTCACAAGAGTTTGGATTCCAAGTGGAGCATCTCCAAGGTAGATATTAGAACCTTCTCCGTCGAGAAAACCTTCTTCATCCGCTGCAAAAGTAAATCTGACAGAAGGAGAGTCTGTGAAATCTTTCCAAATTTGGTATTCAATTGTAGTCCCTCCTCTAATGTAGCCCTCAATATAAAGACCGTTAAAAGCTTGTTGTTTTGCTTTTGATGCTGATAGGTTGAAATAATGAGTAGCCACTTCAAAACTGTAGCCAAACTCATTTGCGCCTTCTATGTCAACATTCTTGTTGTAAAACATCTCGTACACATCGGCACTTTGAGAAGCTCCATACACATACTTGTTGTTAAACTCAGTAATTCCAAACGCGGGAATATCCCAAAAACCTTCAAAGGAGTCATTGTTTTTATTAAATATTAGAACAACATCGTTTGAGGTTGACTCTTGAGATCGTTTAAGTGGTACGTAAATCTTTCCAGCTCTCTCTATCCCCCGACCAACACTAGTTGTGTCAGCTTGAGCTAACCATCGCTTAATCACATTACCGATGTCTTGAGTTTGGGGACGAATGTCTTGTGAACGTACACGCCCGATAGAAGTAAATTGTTTCGAACCAGTAAAGAAATACAAGTCGTCGTTTCCTCTAGTGATTTTACCCACTGAGCCGGCTCCTGGCTTTAGCGGTTCTCGAACTACGAGGTCATCAGCGTCTTGGGTGTACACGATAGCTTCGATGTAGTCACGCTTAAATATGTAAGCTGTGTTTTCTTGAGCTACTACATCTGTAATTTCTCCACCACCATAAGGTGTAGAAATTATGTCTCCTTCTCCGGCTACTCTTGTTCCTGAAAAGGTGTAGTCAAGAGGATTGTTTATTTTTGATATAAAGGCTGATGAACCTGAAGCATGTCCCTCTAAAGCCCCGCTTGCGTCACGATGGAGAGCAGAGCGTACTCCACCCATAATAAGTCTACCTAAATAGTTAGTAAACCTGTTCCCTCGTGGATTGGCTTCGTATTCAACTGGTACTACAGTAACCAAAACATCATCATCTGAGGCATGAGCTTCAGACACTGTGATAGTTGTAGATGTTGGCACCGCTGAGTAAGCTAGAGTTGTGCCGTTGTATATAAGTGTCCCGCTATCAGGGATTTCTAATCGCCTAATCTCAAATGTGGCGTTGCCCGGACTTCCTCCTAGTGCATCAAAAGTAATCGAAGTACCATCGTTAGATGTTATTTTTCTTATTTGTCCTAGCTGAGAACCACTAGTTATATGAACATGAAATGTTACCCATTGACTAGGCGCCCACGTGACAGTAGAAACTGTTAGTGTTGTTGTACTGTTTGCTGTGGCTGTTTTGGCCTCGTAAATATCTGGAAGTAAAGTAGAGTCCACAGTAATTGTTGTGTCATCAGCAGAAACAGCTCCGTTAATACGAAGAATGGCTCCTTCCCATGAAAAGAACTTGTCAAACTGGTTTCCTCCTACTAGGAAATTTTTGTTTGATGTATTAAATAGTGAGTGTACAAAACCAAATTCTTTGTCAGCAATAAAGCCGTCTTTAATACGAAACCAACCTTGGTCTGTGTGGTTTTGTGAGTACCCTTCTAGTTCATCATCGTAAGATTTTAACAAAATTTCATTTGCTTCAAAAGACTTTTTAAATGTATATAAACCTTTAACGGAAGACGGTGAAGAGTTTTTAGTACCAATCAATATCGTACCTGGACGCGGAGAAATGCCTCCTCGATCAGTAACTTGAGCGTTACGCATTTTACGCAGGGAACCGAAAGGAGCCTTCGTAGTGTCGTCAGACGCTTGAAAGCCTTTTGAGAAGTCTGCTAAGTCTATAATCAGTTCTTCTTGAGCCATGATTATTGTTGGTTATATGTGGTGATTATCAACTGTGACTCGTCCGGATTATTTCGTCCATAAGTTTCTACCGCTGCTTTATATTCCTTCTCTGCTCTGTCGATTGTATTTTCATCATTATTAGTTTCTTGTAAACCGATGTGTTTAGCTTTTGCTAAAAACATTGAGTACTCTGACTCATCAGCCACAAGAAGGTCACTGGATTGAGTACTTGTTTGTATATAAACACCTAATGCTGTTTGCCATCCGTACTTACTGTAATAAGTGACATTGTGTCGTTGACCTTTCATGATTGTAAGCCAATCAAACTTGTAGCCAGCCTCACTCACTTTACCAGCATCTTTCGTCATGTAGATGGCTGTGTAGTTGATACTAGCATCAGTAACTGTTCCTTGTTCTACTAGACCTGTGAGGTCAAACCTAAGTAGGTTCCATCCTGCCACAAAAGCATTGCCGTCGTGTCGAGCTGTAATTGTTTGAGTGTAATAGTTGCTTGCGTTGGTACCTAGTCTGAGTTTGTAGTTAGTGATATCTGTCGGGGAATTTATTTTTGCCCACACAAATACGGATGAGTCTCCTCCTAAGAATGGAGTGATATCAAATTCATTTATGTTTGTGTTCACCAAACCAGCAGTAGTATCGGTTGAAGAATTAATGTCAAAGCTAATTGATCCTGACCCTTTAATACGGTCGTCTCTGTCTTCTTCTACATTATTTGCTCCACCAAAAGCTGTCCAAGAACCTAGTGAGTCAAGCTCTGAAACCATTTGCTGAGTAGCTGGGAAGTTTGAGTTAATCAACAGTGTTCGAAGTCCGTTGTAGTCGTCAATAGCAATATCACCAAGCATGGGTCGGTTGCTAAACTGCTCGACTGTAACCATGCCAAAACCATCTTCGTAGTTTTTGGCTTGAGATGGTATGTCAATTATTTTATAGTCTCGTAAGTCAACAGGTACTTCGTATTGATAAATAGAAGGAAACAAGTTGGGAGCCAAAGACACCTTACGACGAGAAGACCTGATTGCAATATCGTTGTGTACGTCACGTACTACTTCATTAATAAAATCTTCCTGTGAGGAAATCATTCCAATCTTACCAAATATCTTACGATTTGTGTCGCTAAGTAGTTGGGCTTGAGTATATAGAAACATATGTACCTAAATTGTACCACATTAATTGTGGTAAAAACCAATCAACCTTGGGTAATCTAAATTAAGTATTCGTTTACTAATTTCGCAATACTTAAAATTTGCCTCATTTGTTTCAAAGCTGTACCCATTGGTCCATGTCACTTTTGCATAGTGGTGCAATCCACTATTTGGATAATAAAATACAGCAAGACTTCCTATGTTAGATTGAAGATTATTTAAAATGTATTCTGTATGAGGGAGGTTAGGGAAAAATAGTTCCTTTTGATATAGATAACAATTACACTTGAAACTTTTTTCTATAGTGATTACGTTTTCTTTTTCAATTGGATTGTTCCAATTTTTATATGTAGGCTCAGTTGTACCTAATAAAGATGCAATGGCTAATGTAGACGCAAGATATATTATAAGCAATAATTAATTCAATCAGCCAATACGGTCATTCAGTATCTCTTACAACAAGTCTACCAACTTAGAGTGTTATGCCAATAGTTTTTCCACAAAAATTAAAAATAACCTTAAAAATGTATATTGACACTTATTTTTATTTGTTTTATACAAAAAAGCACCCCATCTTCGAAGTGCTTCTTGTTTATTTACCCTCCACAGGGATTATCTACAGACATAGATTTTAATAACGGCTCAAATTAAGAGCACTAAAATAGTATATCAGATTATTTTTCGTCGATGTAGTCCTCTAGTGTCACTGTGGTTTTTCCCCAACTGTAAACTCCTGATGCTACTCCTGAGATAGCTAGTGTGTAGGTAGCTAGTGCGATTGCAATTGCTTGCCAAGGATCTGACCACTCAACCAACAATGCTGAAAACCCAATAGCAAGTACAAAGTTTACGGCAATCGCCTTACGTCCTAAATCTGGAACAAAAGTCTTGATGGCTTGAATTATCAAAAGTACCATTGGGCCAAGTGTAGATGCAATTATTATTTCTGGTGTCATGTTTATTTAGTTATGTATTTTATAAGTGTGGTCACGATTCCTTTTAACTGTTTTATCATACCACGACAATCAGCTACCTCTTGCTCCAATTGAGCAATTTTCTCATCCTTTGAAGAGGTAGGTTGGGTAGGGGTAAACAGCTTCTGGAGCTCATCCGCCCCGAGCTCAGCACACGTTCTGCGTGAATCAAGGTCCTTATGCTGCACAACTACCTTTATTGTGTAACCTTGGGCCTCCAGCTCCTTAATAAGCAGCTTTAAATCGTCTACTTGAAACTGAGTAGGCTTTTCTACTTTAAAGTATCCAGCCATGCAGTAGTGGACGTACCCACCACGGCTAGGGACATCCCAGTTGTACCCAATAACAGCAATCGTCTCTTCACCGATGCTACGTTCCTGAGTCCGCTTTCCGGTTGGTTCACAAAAATAGTTGTAGCCAATAAAGCTACCATTAAGCGATGACGGAAAGTTCCATTTTCGTCCGTGGTACTTATTTACCGCGTCACGTTGTAGTGGTGCTTTAGATCGAGAGACAGCGGTGTTGTGTAGAACCAGCGTTATCTCCTCTTTAGTGTAATCTTCATCTTCTTCACCACTAAACAATACTTGTGGGTCTGGTACGCGCACGTATCGCTTGGGCTTTTGGATTTTCTCTTCTTTGGCTGATAGCTTTTTCTCAAAGCCATAAAAATAGTAGTGGGTGCTGTATGGTAGCTTGCGCTTGAATCCTTCGATGTGTCCCACTTCATGAATGATTCCTAGTCCTACTTCACTAAGATAGTGGAGCTCTTTGGGTAGTTCTTTAACCCTCTTGGCGTTTCGTTGAGTCCATCGACCATAAGTAATGCCTTGCCCATCAATCAGTTCTGCCTGACCATACAAGGTTGGTCGTAACTTTAATCTACGCCATATGAAATCAGTAATATCAAGATGAATATATCCAACATCAGGACGGTTAATATAAGACTTAATTGCGTGTTCATCTAAGTTATCATTATCTTCAATGACTAAGTTGTCGGCAAGACTCTTGTCGTCTATGTATTGAAATTCCCAAGTGTCTTTCGTGTTCTCGTTTAAAAACTTTCTAGCTGTTTCTATCTCTGCGAAACGTCTAGCGGTAATGCGAGTAGAACGGACGATGAGTAGTTTTTTTTTCATAGTTACTTTTTAGACTGGAAATCTTTAAGCTGGTTAAGGAGCTTCTTCGGTGTCTGATAACCGAGCCTCCCCATGTTTTCGAGTATTGAAATAAATTCAGTAATACCAATAAAACCAATCATAGTTGCTTGAATAATATCAAAACTGATTGTTGTGTCAGCGTAATATCCGGCCGAAATAGCTATAAAATAAACGGTACCTTTTTGTATTACTCTAGAAAACTTACGTGACGTAATTGGCTGACCTTCAGTGTAAGTAGCCATCAGCCCAAGAATAGTATCAAATAGCATCAACATTAAGACTGCTACCAGAGCCTGCATATGCAAATCTCCAAACAGGAAAAATATTGCTACAGCAATTGAAGCTACTATTTTAATAACAGTAGGTTCAAAGATTGTTGTCACGATTTCAGAGAAGTGCATATTGGCAATATTATAACACGGCCTACATCATCATAACCGCACCTCTGCGAGCTGTTTGGGCTGCTGGGCCGCCTCCTACGTCCGCCCAAGTCCCCCAGAAGGTAGACTCAGCGTTTTGGTTGTTGTATTCAGTGGTGATCCAGTTGGCAGATCGGGCAGCAGTTGCGACACGAACCTCATCAAGTTTTCCATCATAATACTGCGGAACGCTCTGTCTTCCGCCAATCCACAAATCAGCAGAAGCACCGCTAAATATTCCTGAATTAGCAGGGTCACTACCTACTATGGCGTTAAGATACAATTTATACCCGTCTGTGATGCTGTTTCCTTCTCGTATCGAAACTCCATAGTTCCATACAGCGTTCGTTGGCGTAGTCTGATGAAATAACGGAGCATTAGGAATTGACTGGTTAGCAGACCAATGCTCAAGTCTACTTGTGGTATCTTGTAAAAAAAGCTCAAAGGTTGCACCTGGCAACGACATAATATTTTCGTAACCACTTGTGTCGTCATGGTTGAACCACGCACTCCATGTCCATACTGTCCCTGCTGGTTGATAGTCCGTATCAATGTAATCAGCACTGCCGTCAAAGTCTTGAGCATTGCCTGCTAGTTTACCTTGTACCTCAGTTAAAGACATACTGACTCCAGTAGCATTTCCATTGCCTGTTGAATCTATGTAACCCCCTGCGGAGTTATTCACAGCCTCTTGGAAGTGATACACACGATCGTAACTGTTTGACCACACAGCATTACGCCCATACGTAGCACCTACAGCGTAGTCTGCCCGCACCCCGTCCCAGTCTACAAATGGTTCTGTTGTTGAGGTAAAGCTTGGAACTAAAAAGTGCATCTCAGTGACAGACACAATCTCTCGTGCCCACTCTATAGTCTTGGCACTGTCAGCATACACCCGAACACTCTGTGCTTCTGCCAGAGTGGTGATACCTAGTCGGGCTAGGTCAACGTATGTAGGAAAGTCAGTCTGCGTAGCTGGTACGTCAGAAGCGTTGACTGTAGCCTGCTTAAATCCAGCAGCCATATTATCCTAAGTATTCTACTTTAAATCCTTGTCTTACTTTCGCTTGTAGGTCTGTGATTTGTTTCTCAGTTCCTGTAAATACTCCGTCACGTACTAGCTCCATGATAGTAGTTAGGTTG